TTAATATCCACAGCATCTATACCGCCAGTTGTTGCGGCGCTAGCTATCTTAACCCTATCGCCATCTAATTGTCCATGTGATGTTGCGTTTACCGTGATGATACCAGTGGCACGAACTACAGAAGCCCCGCCACCAGTGCCAGAAGATGTCGCTGGTGTATCAACAATAATAGACCATGTATCTGCAGTTACTGAGCGAATAAAATGAGATGCGTTTATGTCTGTGTTAGGTATTCCATTAGTTGTGGTAGCCCCAGATATTGTCACTGTATCACCTGCTTGCAATAAATGAGCAGTATCGGTAAATGTGATAGTGGTTGAGCCGCTAGTGGTTTCTATTGGGTCACTAGATAATGTACCGTAAAATGTATCTAAACTATTCGCTATGGCGTTTGTGGTTGTTGATAATGGGGTTATGTTGGTTAGAACTGTACCGAACACATCGTAAAGCTTTGAGTGAGTTCCTATTAAATACCGATTATACGCGCCAAGTTTATAAGAAAATATAGACCTTGGCCTACCAGATATTGTTATGTTATTGTCAAAATCATATGAAGCAAACCCTCCTTTTTTTTGGGGATACCCATCAACAAACCTAATGCCCAAGCAATCTATATAATGTTGCGTGGTTGATGTAGACTGATCTGTTGAAGGCTCAACACCTTCTAATATTTGTAATGGTACTAATCTAGTTGGCATTTAGTGTCCTATAGCAAACCAATAAAAAGATAAGTTTACAGTCCCCTGTATCTCATCACCAATAACTGTAAAACCAGTAGTTGACGTTTCATCACCGTCCACTGGAAGGGATACATTATTATTAGATCCTGCAGCAGAGCTTTGTATAGGCGTTGTTTGGATATTTAAAACAGCATTAGGAAACTCAACTGGGAAACTAACCGATGTAGAGCCGGGGGCGGTAATGCTATCGGTACCCCATTGATGTATGACACCGCCAGCTAAATATTGATAACCATCTGAAGATAAGTCCTGATTATCACCGTAAAATTTAGGAGCTATAGCTTTGGCAGATTCAGTACCAGCTATTACACCAGCATCATCAGCAAAACTTGTTGTGGCTGTTGTTATTTGCCAATTGCTACCATCGCAAGTTATTTGCAAAACATCATTGGCAGATTGAATAGTTGTTGTTTCATTCCCATCTATAGTTTCTGTGCTGTTACCATCAATGGTGATTGTGTTGGTTACATCAATGGCCTTAAATCTAACTGTAAAGCCATTATATACGTTAGAAGCAGCAGGTAAGTTTATTGTGACTGCTGCTGATGATGCATCAATAAGATATGTATAATTAAACTCAGTAGCAGATACGGCAAAGCTTGCGCTCTCCGAGCTTATGAATAAGGTTAGCTTACTGTCTATCTCATCCCAATTATCATTAAGATAGCCGCCCCACAAGTCCGCGTCTGTAGCATTGTTTATCAGTGGCTTATTGAAACCAAAGTTAGTTGTTAATGTTGGCATTGTGGTGCTCCCATATTTTAAATACTGTCTGTGTTGGCTTTAAAAGTTTAACTCTCTCATCATTATAATCAATCGTGCCATCTTCTCTGGTTAATCCAGCTTGCTGCACTTTACGCTTCCATATTTCGTTAGGTTCTACAACGTACTTTCTAGGGAAACGCCCCATTAATGTATCACCCATATATGACATATAAGCATCATTATCAGGGCAATATTTATAATCCAATCCGTGTTGTGTATTTATATATTCCATTAGCTTTGCCTCTCACTTAATATAACATAACCATTCTCAAGCGCTGTAACATTTCTTGATGCGATTTCATTCTCAACCCACAACTCTATTCTATCGTTATTGTTCATTGTGCCAATGGCGTTAAATGCCACACCCTCTGCACGACCAGACGCATTCAATGTAGAGCCAGCAGTCTCAGATAAATCAACATAAGAAGATGCACTATCATCCCACAAGCGCACATAAACGTTAATCACATCTCCATTTGTACCAGTGAAAGATAAGTTACCCTTCACCTCTACCTCAATTGTATTATCACCATCATAAACAAAAGCATTATCAGTAGAGTGTGTTTGTAGACGTGTTCTTTGTTGATGCATAAGGTGCACCCGCTGGTGTCCCGCCTACCGTATTAAGCGAAAATAACACAACACTATCCTCTTTTAAGTTACCAACTACCAATGTAGCTCCTGTTGTGCCTGTCGCTGTAATTTGTCCAGCAATATAACGTTTAAATTCACCTGCAATCATTTTGTTTTCTCCTTTATAAAATTGGTTGCGTTTGTAAATATCCAGTACCAAGTAAATTGCCACTACGCTCCCTCATAGCTCGCAATTCAACTCTTTCCAACTCAGAGTAAACAAGGGCGTATTGTGCGTCATCCTTGTCCTCTGCGTATATATTCTTTAATGCCCTAACCATGATTAGGTCTTCTGCATAAGTCGTAAAATCGTTACTATCGCCGTCCGCCGTTAAGTCCTCATACGACTTAACATAGCGCAGCTTCAATGTGTAAGCTTTGTCAGGTGTTGGAAGTAATAAGAATGAGCCATCCTTATATAAATAATATTCTGGCCTTCCTTTCTGGTCATCATCACTCTCAAAAAACTTATCCGCTGGCAGTTTACCTAAATCTATCTTAACTTGGTCATCAATGAGCAATAAGCCGTTAACCTGTAACTCATTCACCAAATCTGCAGGAACGCTTGGCACATCCTGAGTGCCAGCAGTTAACGTGATAGTGGCTTCATCTTCATTAAACCAAAATCTAAAATTCTGGTAATATCTAACCGCACGATTAATCTCTTCATCCACTGCGGTCGCAGAAAGACCTGTAAAGCTAGGGTCTTTAATTTTACGAGCTATTCTGTTTCTCAACTGCGACAACGTGGCCATATCAATTTATCCTTTAGAGAGAGGAACGGGATAAACCAACCTTGGCAACCCGTAGAAAGCACCCCAATTAAGGGGTGCAATCCATATTAGCTATCGTAAGACACAAGAACATCAAATGTTACTGTGCCTTCACTTTCAGTTACATTAACGTCATTCTCTAACGCTAACCAACCATTACCTTCTGCAACAAAAGCCATACCCTCAACTTCATCAATTGAAATCCAACCGCCAGCTTGACCAGCGTTTGAAGCAGATGCAAAAGCATCAACATCATTTGTGAAGCTAGTATCATCATCATAGATAATACCAAGGTTTACTAGACTGTCTGTTCCAGCATCAATGTCAGTGATGTGTACCGATTTATCGCTAAGCGTAAAGCGTGCGCCTTTTTGGAAAGGAACAAGGCCAATAAATGCCCCTGCTACCGTACCACTAGGAACAGTCACTGTGCCTTTTACAGCACGCGCTGCACCAGATGGGTCACGCTTAACTTTTAGATAGTCTGTATCATCACCAGCGTATTGTGTAGGTACTACTGTAGGTGTTGTCATCTAAGCCTCCTATACGTGTGCTGCTGCGTAAGTTGAAAGAACAAACGAACCAATGTCTTCACCGTTAGATGGAGCCATTTTCTTAATGCCGTAGATAGACGACAAATCATAACCCTTAACGTAGTCATAATCTGAAAGCTGTACGAACATTTTGAATGGTACGTCTGTATCATCTTTACCAATACCGCCGAATGGTGAAGCGTAAGAAAGTGCATCCTTACCTACCATTACAGCGCGGCGTGCAGTTGTGATTGCTGCTGATGTTGAGCTGTTAGCACCAATCGCGACACGTGGCGCACGATAGATTTTAACATTCTCATACATACCAACAAGAACTGGCTTACCGTTGTATTTGAAAGATAGATTGCTTTCCTTGCCACCTTGCTCTGCTGCAAGCTCGTTTTGATACCATTGAACGGAACCTGAGCTATCATGCTTCAAATCAGTTACCTGATAAGGGTGCAGGAATAGCTTAAAGTATCCATCATCACATGGCTCGATAGGCTGGTCATTAGATGTGATTGTCTCACATGCAAAGTCTAGCAAGTCCATTGTGAAAGTATCGGCACTTGTCAATGCTTCATCGGCTGCACCACCACCTGCACGGATAATACGGTTAGATGTAGGCGCTGTTGGTGTATTGTGACCTTGCACATGTAACTTATCTGCAGCGCTAGCATATGTAGTGCCGTTCAAAGTAAATGATGTAGGGTTTACGCCAGCCAATTGATTAAGAACAGAACTATCCATCAACTCAACTGCGCGTTTTGCTAAAAGATTAGCTGACACTTCATCAAATTCAATGTTAGTACGTTGCTGCTCAATAGAACGTGCGTTAGGGTTAGATACCAATAGACGCGTTAGGTTAATAGTCATGTTATGACCGCCTAAGTTAAGCGCTTCTTCGTTACCGTAGCCTGTACCACCTTCGCCAATTGGAACGTCTGTTAGTTTAGCAGCGTAATCAAAGCGAATATCATCGCCTCGGTTATCGCCACCGCGGAATTTTGCAGATGCATCGTACATTGCGCCATCTTTGACACATAGACCGAATACAGACTGCTGCATTTGCTCCACCCAAGTCTTCTTTTCCCATTTTTTTACAGTAGAAGAATTGGCAGAACTCATTGTTGTAGTAGCCATGAGTTACCTCGTAAGTTAAAGTTAATTAACCGCCAAGACCTTTAAAGTTGGGAAAACCTCGATGTTTTTTGTATAAGAGATTCGGAACTCTCTGCGTATTATAGGCGCGACCCCTGCGTTTTATAGTGCGCGAACACATAAAAAGGCGTGTCCAGAACATCCAGACACGCACATTCTAACATACTTTTTTTTAAATGAAAAGCCCTACCATCCCATATCTGATAATGTCATGTTTGAAATCTCATCCATATCATCATCGTCTAATTCTGAGAATGTTTTCTTAGCCGCTGCACTACCCTTGCCGCCTGTCATGGCGTTAGGTTTTGACATCTCTTTCGCTGCTTGCAGATTTGTTTTTGGCTTAGCCTTTGTATATCCCAATTCCACTGCATAGCTATCAAGAACATCTACAATGTTTTTTGCTTCATTATAAATAGCTTCTACTGGGTCTTGACCTAGCATATGAGCCTTGTTTGCTATGACAAGCTTCTCTCGGCGTAAATGGTCGCTAGCCTGTCGCTCTGTCATGCCACGCTTGATTAGGTTTTTCTTCGTAAACCCTAGTGCTTTTTCCACTACATCATCATAGTCTGTAAAGGCTTCTTTAAATTCATCCTCCATAGGCTTTAAAGCAACTTCATCTTTATCCATAAGCTCGTTTTCATGTATCTTTTGCAATGCGGGAATGTATGGCTCTAGCGGATTGCTCTCAGCTTTCTTCACAGTGTTATCTACTGTCTGCTGATATTGAGATTGATTAGCTTCTCTCTGTTTTTCCTGTTCTAGCTTTTGCTTTCGGCGATCTCTATATGCTTGCTGTTTTTTGGCAGCGTCCTCGTCACTGTCATCATGTGCATTCTCGCCATCTGCTTGCTCATCAACTTCATCTTTATCATCATCTTCGTGTTGTTCCTCTACCTGAATAGGCTCATCTTCATCTTGAGTATCATCAATAACATTTTCAATAACCTCCTCTTTAACCTCACCACCCTGCAAGGCTTTTACTTCTTCATCGAACGACATGCACTCTCTCCTTATATTGTGACATTTACATCATTGTAGTTTTTCGCCGCCAGTATGTCATTTTCAATAGACTTACTTTCAACATCTTCCATAGTCTCTTCAATCTCAACTCGAGTTTTTGAAGTCTTCTCTATAGTCTCTTGCGTTTGCGCCTTTGTCTTGTCAATCTCCGCTAATTGTCTAGCCATTTGTACCTGCATTTGCTGTGATTGCAATTGCTGTAACTGGTCTTGGAGCGGTTTCATCATTTGTTGCATCTGCTCTTGTGATATCTGTTGCTCGCCTAGCAACACATCAATGATAGACTTCTTATCTCTTTCAGGAATTGGCATATACTTAACAGCAGCAGCATACATCTGTGTATATCGTGGGTCGCCGATAGCTTGCATAGATTGCGCCATTTGAATAAGTGTTTGTGTGTAGTATTCTTTTTGTGTAGGTGTTTCTGGCATCTCTCCTACGCTTACTTGGTACTCATCTACCAAGAAATCAGGGCTTATACGCTCAAACAACATATTCCCATCTGGGTCAAATACCTTGAACATCTCGCCACGTGAGCTTTCGGCTAGCAATCTCATGAATGATAGCATCAACCTTGCTTGCTCTTTCATATATAAGTCCGCGCTATCGAAATAACACGCCATTGTTGTCATAGCTTGCTTAATTCTCTGGCGCTGTAGCATAGCTGTTTCGTTGCCACTAGCGACAACACCGAAAAAGCTCTCATCAATACCAGTTACCAATCCAAAATTCTCATTAGAAGTTTGTAGTATGGCTTCATAACCAGTATTCAACTGTGGTTGCGCCTTTGGTTGAACCTTTCCACCTGAAAGAGCGCCAGAATTAACACGTGTAGCTGAATTAAATCTAGCCCAAGATGCCTCAAATTCAGCCACGTTATCCACTGCGTCATCTTCATACATAACACCACCACGGGCATTGCTCGCGATGATAAGCATAAATTCAGTTAATGACTTGTTATAGTATCTTTGAGGCTCTCTCATACTCGCAACTATGCCCGTCCAGATGCGGTTTACGTCATCATAATCGCCTGTCTTAAATTTAAGGCTAAACCCTTCCTGAGATACAGAACGATACTTAGTAAATACTCTCTGACCAGATATAACAGCAGTATAATATACGCTGCGCTTATCAGCTATAGGGTTATACTCAAGATTAAATAGTTTAAATATCTCTCTTACATCAGCATAATTCTGCTTACTAATACAAAGCATCTCAGCTTCTGGATTAAATCTGAATATGCCATCTTCACTCTCAATTGTAGAAAATGCCACCATCAATTCTTGAGCTTCTTGCGGGCTAGATAAGTTATAAAGCGGGTTTTCAATACGGTAAAACTTCTCAACCTCTACCCATTGATAAAAGTAAACACGAACACGTTTTTTCTTGTTATCTGCCCACTCATAAGCTATTTTATCTTGGATACCACCATAAGGATTAAATTCATAATCCAAGCTATCGTCATCTTGGCTTGATGTTTCAAAATCATCTCCTTCTGCGTCAAATAACTCTTCTGCTTCCTCTGGGTAGTAATCACGTACACGGTAGACCCACCTTGCATCAAGCAAGTTTGGATGCACTGCGCTTGGATCCCACCCACATTCGCAAGGGTCTACCCTTTCCTCTATAATCTCACCAGACGGAAGTCTTGTAGGATTGCCAGCTTTCAGAGTAATAGCCGTATCAGTAACGCCAACACCGCCTATAATTAAATCTTTATCCTGCCTTGTCTCGTGCTGTGCTGCATGGCAATTCTCCCGCACATAATCACTAAATCCGTTTAGATACTCAGTATAGGCGACTTGGTCTTGTCGGTTGTCAATAACTGCCTGATAGTCTGGCTTTCTTCGCATTTGCGCCATAAAACCAACCATTGAATTCACATATGGTTTCACACGGTTAAATGACACTTCTTTAACTTGCCTAGATGCGCCACGACCTATAAAAACATCGCCTTTGTAATTCATGTAATCGCCAGAATAGAAAGAACGGCACTCTTTAATATGTTTCCATTGCCCTTTCAAGCCTGATTTTGTGGCCGAGTAGTGGTCATAGAATTGATCGAGTAGTTTTTTATCTGATAGCATTACACATCCAATACGCTTATTTCTTGACCCCAGTAATCACGCTCATTTGAAGCTACTCTCACCTTTGGGAATATCATGTTCATATCATATATCATAGACATAGCATCCATAAAGTCATCATGCGGCGCAAACGGGAATAGTAACATTTCCTGCTCGATCATAGCACTTATAAAATTATCGGGCAAGCCCTTCTCATTTTTATACATCAAGTCATTAGGTAGCCATATTCTACCATTTTCAAAATCAGGCACTAACCTTCTTATTTTTTCTATCTTTGATAGGCGTTTTTGTCCTTTAGGCGGCAACTCAGTAATAGGAAAACGATAATTCTCCTCATTCATTTTCTTCTTGATATAATGCTGGTCGCTTGATGGATTTATACCTTCATATCCAACACGAATTGGCTTGCCTGTTAATCCTGACCACTTACGGTGCAAATCAAAAAGCTTTTGCACCCTTTCCGTTGGGTTTAGTCTCTCTCTCAATCCATCAATTAAATACATATTCTGGTCAGGTGACAATGCCCACACCGCCATAGCAGTATAATCGTTATCATTCTTAATTGCATCCTCTTTACCTTCAGCAGGGTCAACCAACATGTAAAGATTACATTCTTTCGGGTCAAAGTCCTTAATATAGAAGTAATTGAAAAACTCTTTCTTAAACTCACCACCGTCTAAAGGCGATGGCTCTTGTAAATACTGACCAGCATAGTTATAACTCCCTAGCTCTCGGCGCTTTTGGTCTAGCACTTCACGGCTAAACCTTTCAGGAAACATCAAATCGCCGTCTTCTAAACGCCACTCCTTACCCCTAATAGAATAGCTATAAGAACGATTGATTGCTTCTGCTGGTAGCTTTAAATGATACCAACCCTCATCCTTTAGTAGCTCTCCCGTTGGGTCATCCTCGTTCAATCTCTGCATATTGAGAATAAACCGCCCTGTTTGCGGGTTGTTAAAACGCGAGAACAATGTACCTCGTATCGTATCAATGCAGTTCTGCCTTTGCACTTGGCTTGCTGCTTCGTCAGGGTTTAGAGGGTCATCGCAAATCCCTATATCACACCCCTCACCAGTCACTGATGACATGCCTGATGTATAGTAATGGCCTTGGTCTGTTAATTCAAAGAATTGCTTTTGGTTTTGGTCTTGTTTGATTGCTATATTAGGATAAAGAGATTTATACCAGCTTGAGTTAATAAGCTCCCTTGTTTTTCTCGTCATCTTACATGCTAGGTCAAACTTAAATGATGTGAGCATAAACTTAACAGATGGGTCTTGACCAAATGCCCATGCTGGGAATGCAACAGACGTTGATAGCGTCTTAAGTGAGCGTGGCGGCATGTTTATAATTAGGCGCTTTATCTCCTTATCCCATACTGCTTGCAAATGCTCAGCAATACAGTCTATATGCCAATTATGAAGATAATCTATAGACGGCTCTAATGTTGCTACCGCCTTGCCTGTAAATACTGATAGCTTTTGCCTACATAAGGCTTTGAAAGTATCATTATCTATAGTCATTTAATATTCTTGGTTTTTGCTTACCAAAGGCTTCTCTTGCCGTGCTCAATATATTAAGCGCTGGCTGGTCAAGGTTTGCACATGTAGGGATATCACGCATAAAGTTAATGACACCTACATTCTCATCTATAGTCCACTTCAAGCCTTGCTCTGCTAATTGCTCTAATTGCCCGCGTATCTCTTTGGGCACTACTGGTATTGCTTTTGGCTTAACATGGTCTTTCATAGTGGGAGCTTTCTTAACCACCTTCTTATCATGTTTACTCTCACCAGCTTCTAACATTGCTATCAAGTCAGCTTTCTTGTCAGTGGGCTTAAATTTAATCCCCTTGTCTTTTAAAGCGCTCCTTAATGCATGTACTGGCAATTGTTCCAATTCTACTGTATCGGTCATTTATCTCTCCTATACTTCATAACCCATTTTTTTTAGTAACTCTATATCCGCTGGCTTTACATCATTGTCATCTTTATCTACTAAGCGGCGCTCTTCTTTCTTGGTTTCTTTCCATCCCATTCTGGCCTTACTCCACCATATTAGCGCTGTGGTATCGCCTTCCATTGCTTTGGTGAATAGCCTTTCAGATATTTGCATGTTAGCTCTTGATGCTGCGTTATCTAACTCTTCCCTATAGTGCTTTGCTAAAGTATCTCTATTTATTCCTATTACTCTTGCTATACTGTCTTGATCTATCCCAGCAGCGCTCATACTTTCTACTAATCGTCTCTTTTCATCATTAGGTCTGTGTGTCATTATTTTATTATGCCCAAATGTGTTATGTAATTAAGCATCTAGCCTATAGTAAAGAGTAGCGCCGCCCTTAACGCCTACATCTAAAGTAGTTGCCCCAGTAGCATCACCTACTACATCCATATAGGTTGTTGTACAGTCACTATCTACCAATGACACTCTATGGTCTTCTTCGGCTTTAATGATGCAAGTGCGTGTATCTTGGTTTAGCGTAATGCTTTCAACTGTGGTTGATGTTGTAGCGTCTTGTGTGCGTGCTTTTTGCGCTGATAAGTCTGCGATTGATACACTGCGCGAGTTATTTGTGCCAGTATTACCAAACTCATATATAACGATTGTACCCATGTGTAATTCTCCTTCTGCATTATATTAAACCATTAAGAGGTTTTAAACAAGTGCTAAAGCTTAGCTACAAAAAAAGAACCCCGCAAGTTAAATCGCGGGGTATTAGTTTGAACAGAGTATTACTACTCTACTCTAGGGGAACTTAATTAATCCTTAATGTCATGCTCTGGTGCGCGGGTTAATCTTTTACGGGCAAGCACTGTCAAATCGCAGTCGTCAACGTCTTGTATATTATCCGTTTACCTTCTAAAAGCTCATATTCACCCATACCAACATATTTAAAAACAAATTTCTGGCCAGAAAAAAACCTTGTTAAGCATTCCCCTATAATCATCTATCTATCCTTTCCTAATATACCGTATTAGCCATAGCCAGAGCCATCGCCATAGCCATAGCCAGAGCCATAGCCATAGCCAAGGCCATAGCCAGAGCCATAGCCAAGGCCAGAGCCATCGCCATAGCCATAGCCAGAGCCATAGCCATAGCCATCGCCATAGCCATCGCCATAGCCAAGGCCATTATCTAATCTGTGTTTCTGTTTAATTTTGAGCATGGGCTTTAGCTCCTTGAATTAATTTAGCCGCTTTATCTGTACACTCAGTAATTGAGTAATCCTCCACAATAACCTTACGAACAACAACACCCGAAACTTTACTATCATCAGATAGGCCATGATTGCAAACGCCCTCATACCAGCTTTCTGTTTTTACAGCAGGCCTGTGATACCACACGCGGCGGCACTCCTTCAAAATACAACCTGTATCGTCTGCTTCCTCCAAATACCCCGCGTTAATGCCCTCATTTCTTGAGCGAACAATGACATACTTTCCAATCATGTTTTTAAACAAACTTGATTGTGTTTGCTGCCCTCCAATTAGATTTTGCAGGTCTTTTAGTTGTCCAATAGTTAAATCGTTAATATTCATTTTAATCTCCTTTGTTATGAATTTTTATTTACTCAATATAAAAATGGGCGGGTGAAGCTATTTCAACGCTGTGCACTTCACTTAACAGGTGTTATGCGCGCCCCTGCATGGTTACACCACAGTCCATGCCCTGCTTTCAACCCCGCCAGCATCTCACCTCTGTTAGGGGCTAGTGTTCTTCTTCATTACTCACCTATAGGTATTTGATTTGTTGTTATGTAATCAGCGGGGTAGTGCAAAATATGCTTTTACAATTAAATCCCGTACTCCGTTGTTTTTTAGCATCTGATTTCCAAATTTGTTGTATTGTTCTTCATGGTATTTTTTTAATCTTTCAATCCCTTCCTCTGCGCTTACTTTAGACTGATAAATTTTTGGCTGCCAGAAACCGCCTTTATTGGTTAGAACCAATATTCCCCAAGTGCCCTTATAAGTTTCGATTTCGTCTAGTTCTGGTTTTTCTTTTAACATGCTACCACCATATATAACATTACTGCTAAGCACATAAGACCGCACATAGCCAGCC